TACTATCACTAAAATCTTCGCTATAAGTAATAAGATTAGTAGAAGCTGGTTCTAAAAGGTAATGAGGGCAATTAACTACTTTACCATTTAATAAGTCGTAGTTTAGTCTTGATTTGTTTCCTATTATTTCTATTACTGATACGTTGTCTATTGAGCCAGAAAAAGAACCACCATAAAATCTTAAATTTCCAGTTGAAGTTGTAGTAAAATTAAATGTTTTAAGACCAACTCCAGATGTTGTTTGAGCAGATGAACCACCTAAATCAACAGACAAACTACCACTTGTGTATGCAGTTACATTAAATGTCAATTTATATTGTTTACTAGCAATAACACCTATGTTTTGCTGTAAATTTCCACTTGCAGTAACTCCAACAGCGTTACCACCACTAATGCTCCATCCAGAACCTAAACTCCAATCACTATTATTATCAAAGTTTCCGTTAGTAACTAACTCACTTCCAAATGCTCCTACTTCTTGTATAAATCCAGTTGGTGCTATTCTAGTAGCAGAACTATTACGAGTAAAGTCAAAGTCTCCTACTCCATCTGATGGGAGTACAGAATAAAACTTGTCTCCTTGCGCTGCTGGTATTAATGCTAATTTTGGTTTTGCCATTGTCTTAATTTTTTATACGTCTAATATTTGTGTTTCGTGAATCCAATCAGCGATACACTTAACTGCTTCAACTTCTTGTCTTTCATTCATAGCAAATTGACTTCCAAAAAAGTCTGGTTTACCAATAACTGAAGGTGCTGTTTGTATAGCGTTTCCCCACCAAGTATAATTGTAGTATAATCCCCAAGTTCCAGTATCCATTACTTCTTTGTTTTATAGTTATAATTTATTTCTATGTCTAGTGTGTTCGTTTGTGTCCACATATTTCTTTTTTAAGTATTGTACTAATTTTACAATATTCTCTTTTTTTTGTTTATATCTTATAATACCCATCCACCAAAATCTGCGTTAGAAGTGTCTGGATATGTATCATCTTGAGTATTTGCGTTGTACTCTGGATACGTATTTTGATTATACACCATAAAGTCTATAAAGTTATTAGTGTAAAATTGTGCTATGTCTCTATATTTCTCTACTAAATAATCAACTTCATCTTTATCTACTGTTACACTACTTTCTGATGTGTGTTTATATACACCACCATTAGCTACTGTGTAAGCAGCAAAAGGCATATAGCATACTAATGCCCAATAAATAGTCATAGGCTTCACATACGTCTCTAAAAGTGTCTTATAAGCAGCGTTAGCTGGGTCGTTTATAGTTCCAGCTATAATTAATGCTTGTATCTTTTCTAAAAGTTTAGTTCCTAAATAATTTTGTACCTCTGTATCTTGTGCAATCTCTACCATATAGATAAACTTGTCTGGGTCTACATTACCAGAAAGTACAGAATACCTTTTAATGTCTTTAGTTGTTATAAATAATGCTTTTGCCATTTCTTATCTTATTTAGGGTATGCTCCTCTATTAGGCATATTCTCTGGCGCAATTCCAGCTTGTTTAGAACCTCTTGGGTTTTTCATATAACTTTTAGGAATAGTTCTTGTCTTTTTATAGTTTGCTAAATTCTCTGATGGCTCTGTATTGCTTTCTAGTCTATATAAGACCTTTTTCCATTTGTGTCTACAGTAAATACCACCTTTGAACTTAAACAAGTCGTAAGACCTACCTTTATGCCCTAATTCTCTATTAACACCCTCTCTACTTGCTCTGTCTATGTCCTCTATTGTCCATACAGTACCAGCACTTGCCATATTCATCATATTTCTACAAAAGTCTCTTTGAGAACTACTTGCTTTTGATGAACCTATTGCGTAAGTGTATCTTATTTTATATAATCCGTTTTTAGAATCTAAATAACTAAAAGAGCTTCCTTTTTTCTTGGAATCTATTTCATCTTTTAAACCTAACAAACCTTTTACTTTAGATAGTGTGCTTTTCTTCTCGTTTATTAAGTAATTTGCCCAATCTTCATTGTCTATGTCTTCTTCCTCGTCTATTTCATCAACAAACACATATTCTTCTGACATTTGTTCTCCACTCTCTGCTAAATGACCTAATATATTCTCGGATTCTTCATCTGTTAATTCTTCTTCTGAATCTGATGAACAACAAGTCTTACTTAACTCATATCCAGTTTCTTCTTCTATGATTTCTTCATTAACTATGTCAATATCACTAAAATCAAGAGGTTTAAGAGTCTTAAAGTATAAATCTAATGCTATATCATTAATTGATAAGATTGTGTCTATACATTCTATTACTTGGTCTTGAAAGCATTGTATAACTATGTTGTCAAATAGTTGTGTAGCGTTCTTTATTTCTTCTGCATTGTTTCCTAGTCCATCATTACCTTCACGTATTCCTAGAAGCATTGGAGATGTAACCCTATGACCAACGATTAATTTTCTAAAGCACTCATCAGCTAAATACTGATAATGTGCTGGTGCATCGTTTAAAGGAATGTCATCTATTGTAGTTTTAGATTCAGAATTGTTATTAAAAGCAACGATTACCTTTTCTCCTCTGCTTCCAGTTAATTTGTTTAGTACATCACTCTTAATTGATTGCATTTTGTCTGGGTCTGGTACTCCGTTGTTAAAATTAACGACTTTAGTGCCACTAAATCCATTTATACAATCATTTATAAGGTAATCTCCTATTTCGTCCTCTAACACAGCGTAAGGCATCGCAGAAGACCAATCTGGACTACTATAATAGTACTTACCAGCTTCATAAGGCTTTAAAACGTACATTTCAACACCATTTGCTTTACCAAACCCAAATGCTGGTATTCTTTCTGGTTTTTCTGTAGGTTTTAAGTTACCCCAGTTGTTTGAGTAGTACCATCCTTCTATTTCTCCTTCATCATTGCATTTTTCAGCTCTTAATGTTTCCATTGGAAAGTGATGTACTTCTTTTACTCTACCATCTTGATAAACTAACTGAAATGCAGCCATTCCTAATACTTTGTAGTCATTTATGAATTTTCTTAAATCAGACTTCTTAAATAATGACATCATTTGAGCATATTGCTCTGGTCTTTTGTCTGCATCGTGTGCTGCAAGACCTTTACCATAAATCATATTAGAAATACCTATAGTAATTGCTCTACAAGTCGTTGAGTTATTGTTTACATCAATTATGTAATTAAAGTAGTCGTTATCTACTCCATATTGTACCCAATCTTTATTCTTTAACTCTACAACTTCTGGAGCTGTGTAGGCTGCAAGTTTTGTTACGAAAAATTCGCTCATATTACTACGTATTCGTTAGTTGTTGCGTGTTCTGTATAAACATCTTTATTAATACTATATGTACTAATAGTTTGGTCTGTACAAAATATATTGTCTTTATAAACTACGCTTGTTCCATTTAAAACAGATAGTGTATAAAATGTTCCTTCTTTTAAAGCTGGACTAAACGTTACATTACCCTCTAAATAGTATTTATTTTTAGTAAATGTTAAACCAGAGTATGTTACTGGTGTGTTTGTGTCTTGGTCTGTAATAATAACACTATCAGCAGAATATTCTCTAGGAATAAACTTTAATTGTTGTGCGCTAGCACTTGTTGTTAGTATTATCATTAAAAGCTTTTTTAAATAACGAAAAAAGGGCAAAAGTGTTTTATATAAAAAAAGGGTACTCGTTAGAATACCCCTAATTTAAGAAAAATGTATAAAAATTAACTTCCTACTACAACAACAGTATTAGTTGTATCTCCAATAATTGCAGAGTCTACAAAATATGCTGGTTGTTTTTCAGTTCCAGTAAATGTTATGTTATAGCCATTTAAATCTCCCATAGCTGCTCCAGTAGCTGTGTTAACAGCACATTCACATCCATTTTCAATTCCAGCTAAAAAGTAATTCCCATTATAATCTTGTACGATTACTTGAGGTCTTCCATAACTTAATAATTTTAATTCTTTACGAGTTGCAAGGTCTTGTTTCTTTAAAACTATCGTTCCAGTTTGTGTCCAGAATGACGTTCCATTTTCCCTTGAGTTCTCGTTTGTTTGTTCGAAAGAGTTAGCTCCTTTTAAGTCGTATTTGTAAAAAGTTAAAGGAGATGCAAAAGCAGTAATCTCATCGTCAGTTCCAAAAGTAGCAGTTCCTAATAAACCACTTGTATAATTTGAGATGTAGATTGCTATTATCCCTCCAACCGAGTCTTTACAAGGCTCTAATCTTCCAGCAGTAATATCACAAGACATATGTTTAAGTTTTTTGAGTTAATAATATAAAGGGAGGTTTTACCCTCCCCTTATTTAGTTTAATTATCCAGCGTAGTAAACTACGTCAGCTCCTACTCCTATGGCAGCTGCAGCCGTAAAGCGCATAACTAAACGACAATTCTGACTTCCATCAATTGGAGTCATATCAATTACTCTTACTTCGTTGTAATCGTTAAGTAATCCAGTTGCAAAGAAAAGGTTACTAGATTGAGCAGCCATCATTGTATCGTCTGACATTCCTCTACCTACAAAGATTGGAATACCACCAAATGATAAGCTTCCTCCTCCGTACCATTGTGTACCTTTGTTATCAGAACCAGCGTTTGATGTTGCAGCTACAGCAAATCCACCTAAAGCTCTAATGTATAATTTAGCAGCTTTGTTAGATACGTATAACTTTAAATCTTCTTTTCCGTAAAGT